GCCGTTTAAACTTATTGCCCTGATCCTCATGGCGGTGCTGGCCTTCGGTGGCTGGATGCTGTACGACAACAAAGACTTAATTGTAGGCACCTACAAAGAACATCAAAAGTTGCCGGACATCGTAGAAGACCGAGTTGAGGACGCTGTAGCCCACTTATTTAAAACCACGGGTGCGACTACCGTGGCAGTGTTTAAAGTAAACCCCCTTCTGGGAACCCGAGTGCAATATCGGGCCTATACCAAAGAGGGCAGAGACAAGACGAACGATGGGCTAGACGTAGGACTCTTTACGGCCAACCAAGCCAACAATCAGGACGTAGTTAACCTCATGGCAGGCAACGTTCCGTGTAGCGATTACAAGGCAGCGCAGTCTGAGATTGGCCTGTGGTACATCGAAAAGGGTATGCGGTTTGGATGCAGGATCAGTATCCCGCCCGAGCCCAGTAGGTTCATAGGACAGATTACCGTGGGTTGGGATAAGCCCCCCGCTGATTTAGACCAGACCAGGGCGATGCTCAATATCGCCGCAACCATGCTTTCAAGGAGTAAGAAATAATGTTCCCGATCGCTGCTTTGTTATCCATTGGTGAGAAGGTGCTGGACAAGGTGTTACCGGATCCAGAAGCGCGGGCCAAGGCCCAAGCAATGTTATTAGAGATGCAGCAAAAGGGTGAACTTGCCCAATTACAAGCGGACATGAATGAGCAAGACAACCTGACCAAGCGGGCTGAGGCTGATATGAAGTCAGATTCTTGGCTATCCAAGAATATTCGCCCCATGACGCTTATCTACATCCTGACTGCCTACCTGGCTCTAGCCGTGATGGATGCTTTGGGATTAGACATATCCGATACTTTCGTATCTTTGCTGGGCCAGTGGGGCATGCTGGTGATGTCATTTTATTTTGGCGGACGCACCCTTGAGAAGGTCATGGACATGAAGGCCAAGCAGAAATGAACCTGACCGCTAACTTCACCCTGTCAGAACTGGTAAAATCCGATACGGCATTGCGCCATGACATGGATAACACCCCTGGGGAGATCGAGATTGAAAACCTTAAAAGATTGGCTGAGAAGGTTCTTCAGCCTGTTAGAGAACATTACCAAAGAGGCGTCAAGTGCAACTCGGGCTACCGGGCGCCGGAGGTCAATCAAAAAGTCGGTGGATCGCGGACCTCGGACCACTGCAAAGGGCAAGCAGCGGACATCGAAATCCCAGGCGTCCCAAACGCGGACCTCGCCCAATGGATCACGGAAAACCTCGACTTCACGCAAGTCATCCTCGAGTTCTACACGCAAGGTGTCCCGGACAGCGGCTGGGTCCACGTCAGCTACGACCCGCAAAACCTCAAGAAACAGAGCTTAACAGCCGTCAAAAAAGATGGTAAAACGGTATATCTACCGGGGATTGTTGCGTAAATGGCGTACTTTAGGTTAGCCCTCAAACCGGGCATTGACAAACAGAATACGGAGTATGGCGCCGAGGGTGGTTGGATCGACGGCGACTACATTCGTTTCCGTTATGGTCTGCCTGAGAAGCTTGGTGGCTGGACCACGTTCGGTCAAACTCCGACATATCTTGTTGGCAACGTAACCGACATCATTACTTGGAACGACTTGGAAGGTGCGCCCTATTTAATAGCGGCAACAAACCGCAAGCTTTATGTGTACCAGGGCGGCCTTTGGGCAGACATTACCCCGATTCGTGAGACTACTCCGGCAGGAGCGGTAACTTTTGCCGCATCTACCGGAAGCGATATTGTCACTGTAACTGACACCACCCATGGCGCAACGGCTGGGGACTTTGTTACCTTTAGCGGTGCGGTGAGTTTGGGTGGCGCGATAACAGCGACATACTTGAATGCTGAATTTGAGATCCAGCAAATCCTATCTACTAATACATATAGAATTAAAGTTGGCGTCAACGCAACCGCTGGGGACAGCGGAAACGGTGGAGCTTCTGTTGTTGGGGCCTATCAAGTTAACGCCGGTAACATCGCCGGGTACTTTGACTTTGGCTGGGGCGTAGGTACTTGGGGATACTCCACTTGGGGTACACCACGTACGGGCGTGCAGAACTTTAAGCTCATTCCTGGCACATGGCAGTTGGATAACTACGGCGAAGACGTTGTCTGCCAGATTACAAACGGCCCGGTTTACCTTTGGGACACAAGCGCCGGTTTAGTTAATAACCGTGCTACGGCTATTTCTGGAGCGCCAACCAAGAGTTCATATGCGCTTATTTCGACCCCAGACCGGCACCTTATTTGTTTTGGCACGGAAAATACGATTGGTTCTGTTGCTACGCAAGACCCAATGTTTGTGCGGTTCTCCAACCAGGAAGACATCAACACTTTTGCTGAGTCGGCAACAAATACCGCTGGTGGCCAGCGTCTAACTGACGGAAGCATTATCCTGTCCGCAATACGATCACGCGGTCAGATCTTGATCTTTACAGACACATCCCTGCACGCCATGCAGTACATTGGCCCTCCGTATACCTTTGGATTCCAACAGCTTGGTGCAAACTGCGGATGTATCGGTGCCCACGCTGCTGTAGACATTAATGGTCTAGCCTTCTGGATGGGCACAGAGGCCTTCTATTTATTTGATGGTACGGTCAAGAAGATGCCTTGCACGGTCCAGGACTATGTGTTCAAGGACATTAATCTTGTTCAGGGCTACAAGACTGCAGCCGGAACAAACTCGCAGTTTAACGAGGTTACCTGGTACTACTGTTCAGCCAACTCGGATGTGATTGACCGCTCGGTTAGCTATAACTATTTAGAAAATGTTTGGTCCGTAGGAACGTTGTCCAGAACGGCATGGTCAGATATTGGCACCTATGCCAAGCCAATAGCGTCTAATTACGAGCCGTTGTCTACAGATGCGACCATAAGCACTATTTATGGTCTGACTGCAGGTCGTTCAAGACTATTTAATCACGAGGATGGATATGACGCGGATGGCGCTCCTATTTTTGCATATATTAAGTCTGGGTACTTTGATATTGGTGACGGTGACAATATGCTCTATATGCGCCGCTTTATCCCTGATTTCAAAAATCAGATACAAAATCTCACTGTACGCCTCTTGCTCAGACCCTATCCACAATCCTCGGCCCAGCCTTCCTCGCTCGACCCGTATGTCATTACGCCGACTACGCAAAAGGTTGATACGAGGGCAAGAGGACGACAAATCAGCCTTGGCATAGAGAGTGCTGACTTAGGTAGCAACTGGCGCTTTGGAACATTACGAGTGGACATCCAGCCTGATGGATTACGATGAGCAAAATATTAAATGTCCGCTTACCCGACGCCTCTGGTGGAAACTATGACCCGCAAAAGTTTAATCAACTGGTTCGGTCGTTGGAACAAGTTATTCTGCAACTTAACAGTACTTACACGCCAGTTACAAGCGAAAACACGCAAGCAGCCTTGTCGTGGTTTGAAGCTGGTGGAGGACAGTGTGAAATGAATTCAGGCTCATCAACCCCCATCTCAATAGGCGGCACTAACGTAGATGCGTTTGGCAGACTGCGTGTTAGCGAGCCCTACAGCTTATTTGACAGCCAAAGCCGCTACGCTGCTGACAATCAATTTAGCACCTCTACATCTGGTACTGGGACATCGACATTTAACACCAATCAGTCCAGCGTTAGTTTGGCTGTGACGGGTGGTGGTGTTGGGTCTGTAGTACGGCAGTCTTTTCGCAATATGTTGTATCAGCCTGGAAAAGGTCTATTGGTTCTGGCTACATTCCAGATGGACAACAGCACATCTGCCAACCTTAATCAAAGTGTTGGGTACTTTAATACCCAAAACGGGGTGTTCTTCCGTCGTACCGGAGGGGTTAATGCGCTCGTAATGCGTTCAAACACTTCTGGCACGCCAAGTGATGCACGATTTGTCAACCAAACCGACTGGAATGGCGACAAACTAGACGGCACTGGCCCATCTGGGTACACGCTCGACCTAACTCATCCTCAGATCTTATGGATGGACTTTGAGTGGCTTGGGGTGGGTTCAGTCCGGTGTGGCTTCATTATTGACGGACAGTACGTCC